TTGCTTGTATGAGATGCAGAAAAAACAGCTACAAAAATATTGAATAAGTTTAATCAGTTAGTAGATGAACAACCATGAACAGCACTATGATTATTAAATGCTAGAAAAGCACTTGATAACTGGATTAAATGACAAAAACCAAATGCTTTTACTGGAGACAAGGAAAATGCTCTTACTATTGCATTAAAGAGTATTAGAACTAATACTAATGATCTAATAGATACTAAGGCTATAGATATTCCTGTAAAAGAAACTCTTAAGAAACAATCAAACTTATATAGAGCCATAGATAATATTGCTCCTAAAGCAAGATTAGAAGCTAGTAGTGGTTTATGAAGATTGATGCAAAAAATTAAAAAGTATACTTGAATCAAGTGAGAATTAGTTACTTGAGCTTGATTATTGTGATGAGCAACATTAACAACACTTGCTCCTGCTATAGCTGGTATATGAGTTGCTTGATTAACAGGAATTTGATTAATTAAATGAATGATTCATCCTACAACAAGAAAATTCTTAGGAAAATCATTAATTAATATAAATAAAGTATTAGAAAAAACTCCTAATCCAGATCTACAAGCTATAAAGGTAGAAATAGAAGAACTCTTATCTGATAATAATGAATTATGACTTGAATAATAACTATTATATTAGTAGTATTAGGTATATACTTTATATTACTATGAATATCAAATAGTGACAATGATACTGAATAATTTTTAACTAATATATTATGCCTACTAAAAAGAAAAATGTATCTCTATCTGTGAAAAGATGAGAGAAGAGTAAAAAATGAGGTTTAACTGAAAAAGGTAGAAAGAAATACAATAAAGCTACTTGAAGTAAGTTAAAAGCTCCTGTTACATGAAAAGTAAAAGCATGAAGTAAAGCAGCTAAAAGAAGAAAGAGTTTTTGTGCAAGAATGAGTTGAGTAAAATGACCTATGAAAGATAGTAAATGAAAACCAACAAGAAAAGCTCTTGCATTAAAGAGATGGAAATGTAAAAAATAATGGTAAATTATAATTTAATAGTTATACTATGTGAAGAGAAGAAATAAATAGTAATTGGGATAGAGAAAGATACAATAGATTTTCACCTTTAGTAGATGTAAATGATGTTAATATATTAGATGTAAACAATGTCCAAATAGAAGTAGAATGATTTTGAGACTTTATACCAAAAATCCAAACAGAATGGACTTAATTTTTAACTAAAAGACTATGACAAGTTTTCCAAGTTGATTTCCTAAAAAAACTACTAATTTAGTTAGTGCAGACCAACTAATGTTAGCAGATAGTGAAGATGGAGATAATGTAAAAGTTATATGAGTAGATAAATTTATAACTCAATGACAAACATTTAGAAAAGTAACATTTGTAGTAACAAGTGATTTTGCTGCATGAGAAGTAATTAATCTAGCTACATGAGCATGAAGTATAAGTTGAACTTGTACAAGAACTGTATGAAGTAGTTGAGATATTACTACTTTATGAGTAAGTGCAAATGATTTTCAAGCTTCTCCAACACTTAATATTGAACTTAATAGGACTTGAACTTTAAAATGAACAGATGTGATTTGGAATAGTGCAACAACATTTCATTTCACAAGAGCTATCCCAACATGAGAATATTTTATTATAAGAAATTGAGCTGAATCATGAGGTTGAGCTTTATGAAGTACAACTATAGATTGAACTTTAGATGTTACTTGAGATACAACATTAAAAACTACTACAGTAGATGGAGATTTAACTATAGAAAATTGAGGAATTATTTTACCATGAGGTACTATATCTAATGTAGCTTCTAATAAACTTATTATCAATCAAGAGTCAGATTTTCCAACACAAGATGCAACGACAATTACCTTAGCTGATAATGTAGTAGTAGAGATAGGTTCTTCTTTTTCAACATCTAAAAGAGTTATTCTAGGTAAGAACCCTACGATATTAGGACAGAATGGTTGACCTCTTCCTTGAAATGTATGGACATATACAGGTACATGAGATATGTTTACATGAGTAGACTCTTGATTGATAAGAATAGATAATTTAGCAGTAAGTTGTCCAAATGCTAGTCAAATATGGAATGTATCAGATACACCTTGATCACCTGTTACAGAGTTTGTAGTATTTTCTATGTTTTGATATGTCAGTAATCAATTACTACCTGTATGTGAGAAATTTGGAACATTTACAGATATTGCTGTATTTAATGTTAGGAATATGAACTTTTTTACTTCTACTTCATGAATAGGTTTGAATGATGGTATTAGTATAGCAGGTACGACTGTAGGGATTGTTACTATACAAGAAGTCTTATTCGGTAGTGCTACATCTGCTACATATATTTGATTAGATTTATGAACTACTGTAATTACTAATTTTTGTACTTTAGAGAATTTTATTAATGTATGATTAACAGCAGGTAGTATATGATTATCGTGATTAGCAAATAATGGTAATTTAACAGCTTGATTACAAGGTAGAGTATTAAGTAATGCTTATATATGAGTTATTACACCACTTAATAATATTTCATCTAGTAATGTACAATGGGAAATATTAAACAGTCCTCCAGTTGCTAATAGTTCTAAAACTGCTGATGCTTTTTTAACAGCACAAGAAACAGTAACCATAGGAACAATAGGTGTCTTTGTACCTATAAATTGAACAAATTGGGCAAGTGATGTGTCTGAGAGATTTACTGTATCTACAGCATGATTAATTACTTATAATTGACTTACTGCTACTAAAATACAAGTTATTATTACTAGCACTGTCTCTAAAGTATGATGATGATCTGATGAAATCAATTTAGCTATTGCAATAAATGGTACAGAACAAACAAAGACTATCTCAGGTACAGAAAATTCTACACCTACTTCTGTTACTGCACTTTGAGTATTTACTGTAAATCCTACAGATACTATACAAGCATTTGTAGCGAATCAATGAAGTACATCAAATATTATTGTAGATAAAGCAGTAATATCAGTTATTAATGGATTTTAATTTTTAATTACCAAGATTATGACTTTGATAAACCCAAACGATATAAATTCTATACCTAAGTTTCAGGTTTGATTAGGTAATGTAGATAATACTAGTGATGCAAATAAGCCTGTTTCTACAGCACAACAAGCAGCACTAGATTTAAAGGCTGATAAAGATTGAGAGACTATTACTAATGCTAGTGTAAATGGAGTAACATTAAGTAGCACATGAAGTCCATCAAATTTTTTAAAAGAAGATTGAACATATTGAAGTGCTTGATGAACTCCAACTACTACTAAGTGAGACATGATAGTACACAACTGAACAACTGATGTAAGATTGCCTGTATGACCTAATTGACAAGTATTACGAGCTGATAGCACAGCTCCAGAGTGAGTAGTATGGCAAGACCTATCTTGAACTCAAGATAGAGTATTATGAAATTTAATAGATACATCTTATAAGATACCTTTAAATTATATTAATGGAACTACATCAACTATCAATAGAATTATTAATAGGTTATATTATTTTCCATTTCATTTAACAGCTTCTAAAACTATTAATGAACTTTGAGTCTATGTATGAAATTTTCCTATGAATAACTGATGTAGAATGGGAATTTATACAAATTCATCTAATAGACCTTGAACATTAGTTGTCCAAACATCAGATGTTACAGGCACTTGATATATTAGTGATTCAACACTAAGTGAAGATTTAGAACCTTGATTATATTGGTGAGCATTCGTTGCATGAGATAGTAATAGTTATATTAAAACGATTACTCCAGCATATACAAAGTCTATTTCATTAAGTCAAGCTGTAACAACAGTGTTTAATAATCACTACTATGAGTCATTAGGGTCTTTAGTAATGCCAACAACACCATGAACATTAACAAATTGAACATGAGCAATTATGATTTTATTTACTAAATAATGTGATTATGAAAATTACAAGACAAAGACTACAAGATTGAGAATGGATTGCCTTTGAAGATGAAATGACAGAAGAAGAAATAAAAGAATTTAAAATTCAAATGAAATTAAGTAAATTAGAAAACCTTAAAAAAGAAATCTCAGAAACAATTATAGAGTTTAAATGATGAAAATTTAAGATAAGAAAAAAAGATATATGAGAAATCTGAGCTTACTTTGAATATGCTGATAAAACTAGTTTAGATCCTGTTCATATATTTGATAGTGAATATAACATTATTCCAATGACATATAATGATTTTATCCAATTTTGACAATTAGTTTGAGCAAAAAAGATGGAAATCAGAACAAAACACATATAAAAAACTAGACTAATGACACAAAAAGAGTAATATGTAAAAAAGTGTCCTGAAATTAATGTTATATTAATGTCTTATGAGTATAATGGTTGAGGGGACTTTATTTTAAAACAAAAAGTGACATGGAAAAAATAGCAACAACTAGCACATTATACTCTGTATCTTGAGCACTAACATGAACAGGTGGAACAATTACATTATCTGAAACATTACTTACTAGAGCTTCATTGTTAGAATTACTAGTATTTACAGGATTATGTTTCTTAGCATATACATTCTGATTAGTGTTTGTTAGAGATGAGACAAGGATAAAAGAGTTCTTAAAAGGAATAGTGTGGGCAATGTCAGTTTCTACATTTGGTTTCTTATTGATAAAACTATGAGCATTTAATGAAATGACAGTATATATTACTTGTGTAGTAGCATCTATCTTTCCTTTCTTGTTCTTAAATAGATTAAAAACACTTATTACAAATAAACTTAAATAATGGCACTTTTAGATATAATACAAATTTCTTGCCCTCTTTGGTTATTATTATTAGTTACTGCACTAGAGATAATATTTTCTATTGGGATATTGTTTAGTTTACAAAATAAGTCTACTTGATTTATTCTTATTATGTTTATACTATGTAGTACAATATTAAATTTACTAGAGTATTATAGTGATCAACAAACATTATGGATTATTGCTCCAATATTGAATGTAGTATTTATAACATTCTTTACAAAAGTATTAATTAAAATGAATAAACTAAAGCCATGAAGATAGTAGAAACATTAAATAAAACATTGTATTGAGCTATTCTTTGAGTGACTCATACTGTTTTTGATGATTGAAACAAGGTATATAGTTATGAATGATTAACTCCATTTTCAAAAAGAAAGTATAAAATATATAGTAGTAATGAATATTATAAGAAGACTAAAGAAATTATTAAGGAAAAAGAAATTCCTCCTATAGAGATATATGAAGCAGATTTACCTCATTATGCAATGTGTTATGACTTTATTGAATACCACTGAAGAAAGAACTGAATTGATGTTAGGGAATTTACAACTAATCGCTTAAAAGATAAAGCAATGTTTGCTTTTATTAAATTTGTATTTTATTTAGTCTTCATTATAATAATACCATTAATAATATGAATAATCACTTATTATGTTTGAATAAATGTCTGACAAGGTAGACAAAACCAAGTGCATAAAATTCAAATGCAACATCTACAAGAACAGATACCAACAACATTACAACAATGTTGAGATATATTTAATTATGATATAATTATAGAATAATGACAAAATGAAAAGCAACAGCTAAAAAAAGAAAGGTAGTAGGGAAAAAAAGGATAAAAGGAAGAGCAAAAGCTACTAAAAAGAAATAATCTTTAAAATACGAGTATGAAAACAATAGACTATATATTAAAAGAGTCTTGAGTTGATTTACAAGAACTAGCAAGACTTAAAAAATTATGAGTCTGCAACTGATGCGGAGGGAAGTGAGGCTTTAATTTCTCTAAGAATTTAGAGAGTATGCCTTATTTTCAATCTGAGAAGAAACAAAATCTATTATGAGATATGAGAACAGTCTGTGACATTCATGATAGAGACTTTTATAGAGGAAAAACAATTAAAGACTTTATAGTAGCAAACTATAAGTGATGATTAAACTTGATTCAATTATTTCATTGGACAACATCATGGAAGAGATTTATTATATTTAGTCTTTTTTTCTTCTGAACAACATTGTTTTGACGGACTTATTTTATAAATAAATGATAATATTATGAAAAACTTAGCAAAATACATAGTATGAGGGAGTGCATTAGCATTATTTATGTACTTAGACTATCTAGGTAAGGATCAATATGCTAGTCAATTATTTGGTGCTTTAATGTGAGTATTTGGTATGATATTTGGACTAGATAGTAGAGAAGAGAGTAAAGATACTCCAACACCTTTAAAAACACTAAGTAAAGATGAAATAGATGATATTCTTTAATTAAGCTTTATGAATTTAAAAGAGTTTATAAATAAATGGGATTGAAAAGTTGTTGATTATGACGGATATTATAAGTACCAATGTAAAGACTATTCTAATCAATATACTAAAGAGGTTTTTAACTATGAAAGTCCTAAGTGAAATGCTTATGAAGTCTTTTTTGCTGATTGGTGAGATAAATGGGAGAAGTTTAAAAACACTCCTGATTTTTTACCTAAGGAAGGGGATATTTGTATATGGAAGATATGAGAATATTGACATATAGGTATTGTTCTTAGTGCTGATTTACAAACAATGATTATATCAGATCAAAACACTTGAAGTGGTAATTGAGATTGAATATGAGATAATAAGATTAGAACACATCAATATAGTTACAAGAATGTTTATTGATTTATAAGATATAAGGTACAAAATAAGCCCTCAGAAGAGTTTTACATTAAAAATGGCATAAAGATACCTAAACAAATAAATGGAATACCTATAAGACTAGTAAATAGAGAAACTAAAAATACTATTGCTTATGCAAGTATTAAATGACTAATTCCAAAGTTTAAAAAAGATGAAATAGTTATTTATAATAATGCTTTTAGAAAGTATCCAACACAAGAGTTGTTTGGTAAATTGTGTTTTCATGAATGGAGTCATATAGTTTATTACAAATATCTTAATGAAAACCAAAGAAAAGCTTGGGAGAGAATTAGTAGAAGTATGAAAGAATATATATCTACCTATGCAAGCACTAATGTTTCAGAAGATTTTGCTGAAGTTCTAGCTTGGATTGATTATAAAGAAAGAATTTGAAGTCTACCTAAGAATAAAAAATACAATCAAGTAATAGAAGATAAATATTACTTTGCTAAAAAATTATATGATTATTGAATGAAAAAATGTTTGAAAATAAATTAGATATGCATACACTTAGGTTAATAGACCTATACTGAATATGGATTAATGAATTTAACTCTTTAGAAGAGATTAAAAAAGAAATAGCTAGAATTGTACTAGAAAGACAAGAAAAATTAATTAAAGTAACAAAACAAGTAATTAATGAAAATAAAAGATATAGAAAAAAAATATAATATAAGGATTTGAAAAGACTCAAATATGAAAGTATCAACATATATAAGAAAAATAGGCTTTCCTAGTCTAGCTAATATACTTGAAAATAAATAAAAAGAGCCTCAAAGAATATTATCTTATAAAAATACCATATGACTGAAAAAAGATTTTGAGAATTATTATGAGACATACAATGATTTATGTGATTAAGTATGTGGAATATAGTATATAAAATAGAAAAGCTACCACAAACTGATGAGAAATTTGCAGTAGCAGTGGTTGATAAAGTTTTGTATGATTACTTTAATGCTTCAATCAAATTTGATAAATCTCTATTAAAAGAAGATGATGACTATATAATACATAATATTTTCCATGAATTTAGCCATATCTATACACTTAATACTTTAACAGAATTTGAAGATAATAAAGAGTATTTTGCACATTATATTTGAGAACAAGCATTTATTGATTTAAAAAACAAATATGTATTCATAAATGAACAACAGACTGAACTACTTGCCAGAAGATTTAAAGAACTGTATTATCAAACAAAAAAGAGCCTCTAAGGGCTTTTTTCTTTAACTAATTATTTTATAGGAGGATTCTATTATATTTATTTATTTTGTATTTGCAAATAAATAATAAATCAATATAGTATATATTACTACATGTCTGTCTAAATTCATGTCATAAAAATTTATTTTTATGGAAAAACCCTCTCTGATTATTGCTATTAGTTTAGGGTTTTTTATTTTGTCTTTTAGATTTCATGAGTATAATAATGTTGCACGACAAATTCCTTTTTATTATTTAAATTATAAGGTTATGTCACATATATTACAACAAGAAGATAATATCACTATATTAGGTGATATTTATGAGTATCCAATATACAAATGAGATACTGAAGAAGTAAAAGAAAAAAGAACTGCTATACATTTACAAATAATTATAGTAGTGAATGGTAAACAGAAAATATTTAGAACAAATTATGATGTAAACGTTAAAGATAAATGATTAGTTGATTATGAATCATGGTATAATTTATCACAATTCTTAGAGTCTATATGATATAATGTAGGCTTTGATATGCACAATCAGATAGAACAAATGATAGAACATAAAGAAATAGAATTATAAAAGAAAAACCATAAAGTCGTGCTTATGGTTTTATTATTAAATACAATATAAATTTGCAAATCTTAGTAAAGAAGAGTAGAATATTTATTTATTTCTTTTTTTTTTCTTTACACAATCTCTACATTAAACTATTGACTTATACTAACCAATACATATACACTATACTTGTTACTATTAACAATATATTATGAAGAAACATAATAAACATAACTGTATAAAGAAGATATCTAAACATAAAAAGATAGAAAGATATAATAAGATAAGAAACTTTTAAAAAAGATTTGACAAGATTAGAAATATAGATAATATAGCCTTGTACACAAATTACATCTATCTACAAATAAAGCAACTTGCCTAATAATAGGTGTAGTTTGTAAAAAGACATTGAAGTAGATAGCAATGTCTTTTTGTTGCCTTAATGAATGAATGTAGTATATAATAAAAAAATAGTAATCTGATGGACGAGCCTCAGACTTTAAACTTAATTAAATCATAGTTATTATTCTATACAGATTATATATTACATCTATTTATTAAAAATAGTTAAGTTGGGATATGTAGGCAACTGACTTATGCATATCATAACCGACGCTACCATTTGGTAGGGGGGAATATAGTCAGGGTAGGCAATGAAACTCGTCTGAAAAGTAATGTACAAACTCTTTAGATTTTATTCTCTACTGCTCCTCTAAGTGTAATATTAGAAACTTAGTTTTATACTAGGGTATTTAAACAGACCTTGTTTTTCAAGTAACTTTAAATTTAATTCTACTATTAATCTTAGAGGGAATGCAGTAAATAGGATAAAATCTGAACTGAAAGTAATATACTAATTTAGAAATTAATAGAAAAAAGTATGAAAATATTTGAACAAGATAGTTATAATGATGTGTGAAAAATGGAGAAAGTAATTTTTAAAATACCCTTTATTACTATTATTAATAGTAAATGGAATGCTATCAGATGACAATATACTATTATAACACATTTACATATATTTTGAAAGATGTTTTATATATATAAGAGAACTTATTATGAAAGTCAAAGCTAAATATTTGACTTTTTTTACTAACTTATGTTATAATGTAAACACTTTAATATTTAATTAGAAAATTATGTCAGTGAGTATTGAATTAGTAAAAGCAACGCCAACTTGAACATTTTGGGATGAGTATACTTGGAAATGTCAAGTGTATAATACTGAGAATATTGAATGGTTTGAAGATTATACAAATAATAAAAAGTATGTTAGAGATAATGAGTGGAGTTATCTTGAAGATGATTTTTATTGAAAATGTAAACCCAAAGATTTTGTTAAAGTAAAAAAGTATATAAATAAACATTTTTATTGACACTATAAAGATATGCACTTAAAAGCAATTAAAGAGATAGAAAATAATAGTGATGTATTTTATGAATTTTGATGGTAAATTATGATAGTATACACTAAAGAAAAAACACCTGAAACTATAAAAGAATACTTTGAGTTACTACAAAAGATGTGAGCTGATAATTACATTTGGCAACAAGACAAATTCTGATACTGTATCTTTTATAAAAAAGAGACTATAAAAAGAACTATAAAACAAATTAATTTTGATGATACCCTCTTTTATGATAAATCTAAAGCAAGACAAGTATGTAAATTTATAGATGATCCTGTATTTAAAGAAGTTTATATAGAGTTTAGAAAGACTAGAAAAGATAAACATAAGGATACAATGACTGAGAGAGCTGAACTTATGTTATTTAAAAAACTATGACAGAAGCATAGGCTAGTTGCTATAGATATGTTAGAAGAAGCTATAAAACATGAATGGAAGAGTATTTATGAAGATAATAAAAGAGAAGCTGATATTCTAGCTAAAGTGAGAATAGAAGAACAAAAAGAAAAAGAAAGACTAGAAGATGAGAAAAGAAAAAGAGAATCACAGGCAATTAGAGAATATAAACAAGAGATTTGAGAACTAATTAAACAAACTTGAAAAACTAAAGAATATTGGGAGGCACAGGCAAAACTAAAAATCTTATCTGAGAGAAATATAGAAGAAAGGTTTCTTTGACCTATGATACCATCTGTACTTAATAAACTAGTAAAAGAATATTTACACTTGTCAAGCTAAAATAATTGACTTTTAATATATAAATATGCTATACTATTTGTACATTAGAAATAATGTCTAACCTCGCACCCTTTATCACCCTCTCCAATATGGAGAGATGAGTGGTAGAGAGAAACAAAACAAGTTAACTTTCTGTGACAACACATATTAACTTATATAATATACTTTAATAAATAATTATGGATAGAACAATAAAAATTCATGAAGATAATATGCAAGAATATATGGATACTCATGATATTAATATAGTAAAACAACAAAAAGACTGACCTTATGTTTATGTGACTTATAATTTACACTAGTTATGACTAAAATATATTTAAGATGAGTTAATAAGAAAATTTTAGTCTACCTAACATCTATTAAACAAAAGATTAGAGTTAGATTAAACAAACAATGCCCTCAGCATACTCATATAGTTATAAGAAAGTATAAACAAACTATTAAGAATAAGATTAAGTGGAGAATATTCTGAAGTAAGCAAGGTTTTGTTAAAAGAAATCTTACCAAATATATAAAACAATATGTTAGATGAATCAGAAGAACTAATGTATACTATAATATAGTGATACAATGATATATAAAGCCTAGAAATATAGATGAAGACAAGATCTTCTCTAATTCTGACTTATTGTATTTATATAAACTTAATTGAGTAAATCTATTTGAATGAAACATAAAAAACTAAATCCATTAGAGAAGATTCTACTTAACTATACTTGATTAGAAATTCAACTTGAAAAGTTTGATGACTTTATGAGAAAACAACAATTTAAAATTATTAATCAAAAACTTAATGGAAAAACTAAAACATTGAGAAATAGCAAAAAGACATAGACGAATTAATGAAGTCATAACTGTTTCTTATGTAACTGTCTGGGAGAAGACAGTAGTTGAATGAATGTCAGAAGAAGATATTATTATACAACTAAGAGTACCTAGAAGACATAAATATGCCCCATTTATCTGGACTGATGCTATAGATACACAAATTACTGATATGTACAAAGAGAAATGCTCTTTAAAAGAGATTTGAGACAGCTTATGAGTTGCAATAACTACTATAAGAAGCAGACTAATTTATTTATGAAATTACAAATAATATAATGGATTGATATAATGTTCCAGAGTAACTAAAACAACATAACTACATAAAATGATTAAAATTATTAACAGAGAGACAAGCAGAACAACTAAAACAAGATATTGAAAATAGTAGAGTAGATTCTCAGATAAAAGCTTGAGTCACTGCTGTACTAGATAATTATAAATTACTAATTGATGAATTAATATGCAACTAAACAAAGAAATAAAACAACAAATACAAACTCTAAGAAGATTAGAGCAGATAGATAGCAAAAAGGCTATGGAGTTTATAAATAGAGAATGTTTATTTAATAAATAAGAAAATATGCAATTAAAAGCAAAAGAGTATTTATCTTTCAAACAAATGGAGGATACAACAAGAGAAAAACAAATAATATCTTTTATAGAAAAAAGAATAGATGATACAGCTGTTCAAGATGATATAGAACATATTATTGATTATTTAGTTTGAAGTACTCATAAAATAGGTATAGCTCAAACTTATAAACAAACACTAGAAAAGGCTGAAAAATGGATGCAAACTCAGATTAAGAAGTGAAATAATATAGAAGAAAAGTCAGAAGATATAGAAGTTATTAAAGACTTTGATGATTGATTTAAAATAGTTAAATTAGTTTGAAAAAATGCCTTTGATAGAGAATGATTTCTTATGAGACATTGTGTGGCTAGCTATTATAATAGTGATACTACTATATATTCTCTTAGAGATAAGGATAATATTCCACATGCTACTTTAGAAGAATGACAACAAATTAAAGGTAAAGGAAATGGTAGTATAAATCCTAGATATGTTCATTATATAGTTTCTTTTTTAGAAGAGATTTGAATGACTGTTTGAGAAAATGAGATGAAAAATCTTTGATACTATAAACTAGATAAAATAGATGAAGACTTAACTTGTGATGAACTATATAACTGATATGTATATGAAGATAATTTAGATAGAATTAAAGATAAAGATTGAAATAAATATGAATGATTTTGATTATTAAATATTAAGTCATTATTTGATTTTGACTTAAATATGAAAGTAAAATTTAATTTTAATATTTCAAAGTTAACTAATTACTTTAAAAGGTCTATAAAAAATGACAAAGGTTTAAAATCAGCAGAAGACTATGCAAAAGTATCAGCAGAAGACTATGCAAAAGTATCAGCAGAAGACTATGCAAAAGTATCAGCAGAAGACTATGCAACAGTATCAGCAGAAGACTATGCAACAGTATCAGCAGGAAACTATGCAAAAGTATCAGCAGGAAACTATGCAAAAGTATCAGCAGGATACTATGCAAAAGTATCAGCAGGATACTCTGCAAAAGTATCAGAAGGAAACTATGCAAAAGTATCAGCAGAAGACTATGCAACAGTATCAGCAGGATACTATGCAAAAGTATCAGCAGAAGACTATGCAAAAGTATCAGCAGGAAACTATGCAAAAGTATCAGCAGGATACTCTGCAAAAGTATCAGCAGGAAACTATGCAAAAGTATCAGCAGGAAACTATGCAAAAGTATCAGCAGGATACTCTGCAAAAGTATCAGCAGAAGACTATGCAAAAGTATCAGCAGGAAAACAATCTATTGTATCTGTATGTAGAGAATGAGAGTTGACTAGTAATTGAGAAAACACCTTACTTGTGTGAAGAAAAGATACAAAAGCTAGAGGTAAGATATGAACTTGGTTAGTATTATGTGAAGAAGATGCAAACTATGGTATTACTAATGTACAGACAATTAGAGTTGATTGAAAAGTAATAAAAGAAGATGTGTTTTATATATTACAAGACTGAGAATTTATAAAATGTGATTAAAATTTGCATTATATTAAAAAGTGTGAAATAATATTAGTACAGTGAGAAATCACTTACTTTATAAGCTAATTATATTACTATGGGAATAAATATAAAAAAAGGTTCTATGTCACCTAGAAGACATAAACACATAGAAAATAAAGAGGGTACTATTAACCTTAAAAGTATGGTTAAAAACAACATAAGAGCTAATAGAAAAGCTAAAACAGATTATTCTATGTTAATACTATTGTGAGTTGTAGCTATATTCTTATTTGTACTTACTATTTGACTTAGTTATTTTACAGATAAAGAAGTAGAACAAAATCTTGTTAAAATTACAAATGCTTCATATGAACAAGATAACTATGAAAATATCATATCTGAATTGCAAGCAGAAGCATTAAAAATTGAAGCTGAGAAGACTTTAAAGGCAAAAGAGGTAGTAACAGACCCTATAAGAAATACAAAGACTTACGATGAGTTTATGAATAGATGAGAAGAAATCCATAAAGCTAGATATGAGGAGCAAAAACCACTAGAAATATATATGACTTCCTATAATGCTGAAGTTTGACAAACTGACTCAACTCCATGTATTGCTTGAGGTACTTGAACAAATATCTGTGATGCTGAGAAAGAATGAAGAAGAATAATAGCATTATCTCAAGAACTAACAGCTTGGAGTATAATTTGAAGAGAAAGAAAAAAAATGAATTGTTGAAAGGCTTGTTTAACATTTGAGGCTAATTCAAAAGTATTTTTAAAACAAACAAAAACCAGTATTGAAAAACAATGATATAATTCAAGGTGTAATTGAGAGTTTGAAGTTGCTGATGCTATGAATGTAAGATATAGGAAAAGATGAGATTTATTCTTTAGTGATAGAGCTATGAACACATCTTGTGCAGTAGAAATACACAAAATCATTTTAGATTAATTAATAATAAACACTATGAAAACAATAAAACTATTAATATTACAATTACTATTAGCAACAATAGTTTCACTGGTAATTACTTGATGACTATATATTCTTATCTCCTTTATGGCTTTTGAATTTGACTCACTAACAGATTATTGAGTTCCCTTTAGAGCATTATTTGTTATATTGTTTTGAATATCTTTTGTCCCTGATTTTAGAAACTCACTTAAAAAAGATTTTAACTTAAAATAAAACTATGTACCTATACAAAAACTGAAAACTAATAGAAAAAGTAGACTGAAAAGTATGAGATATAAAATCTTGCTCTCTAGCTCTACTAAAATACTGAATCTATAGTGATAAGCCTTGAATAGATTTAATGAGTAAGGCAAGAGAACAATGATATAATATTATGAACTATTAAGTATGAAGCATAAAGCAAAGTTTCGTAATAAAACAAAAGAAGCTATATATGAAAGAGATAATAAGTGTTGTATAATATGCTGAGTAAATATAAACTTACAATTTCATCATGTATATTTTGGTACTCAAAGTATTTATACTAAAGATAGAAATAATGTAGAAATGTGAGTAACTATTTGTGCTGATCATCATAGAGAATGTCATTCTTGTAGTAAATGACAAGGCATAAGGCAAGATTGTATTAATTATTTAGAAAAACTATGAAAATAACACTACCTTGAAAGCCTGAGTCTACTAATCATCTATATAAGCATACTTGTAGATGAAGATTCCCAACAGTCTATATGACTAAGAAGTGAAAAGATTTAAAAGAAACATATAAAATGTGTGCATATTCACAGTTTTTGTGATATGATAAATTTATGTGAGATATAGAAACATACATAAAAATATATTTTGATTCTCATAGAAAACATGATATAGACAACTATTCTAAAATCCTTCTTGATTCTCTTTCTTGAATAGTTTGGGAAGATGATAACCAAATACAGAAACAAACAGTAGAAAAGTTTTATGATAAAGAGAAACCTAGAATAGAAATAAAAATTAAAGAATATATAAATGACTAAGAAATATTGACATACTTGAACACTTTTTAAACAAACTAATTGAAAGTATAAATGGAGTTACAAGTTTGATTTTTGTCAACAGTGTAAAACTTGTAATTTTAAACATAAAGGAAGATGATTATGTACTAGTTGTTGGGATAAAGAAAGAAGCAAAAAGGCAAATAGGAAAGTAGTTAGATTTAAAGCTATGTGGAAACATTATTATAAAACAAGAATACTTATGTATTTAGAAAAGAAATCACATAAACCATTTTGACCTAAAACTCATAAAACTATAGAAGAAAAACGATTACAAAAACAAGAATGGTATAAAAATAATTCTGAAAGAATTAGTATATTAAGAAAAGCAGAAAGAAGATTAAAGAATTGATTACCCTGTTTAAAGTTAATTATTAATAATAAAGAGGTGTATTTGCCGTTTGAAGATATAGATAAACCAAAAAATAATTTACAAGAGTATGATAAATGGAAGGAGAAAGTAAGGCAATTAGAATTAGTCAGGAATTTCTATATGTAATAATATTTGTAATTAAACCAAAAATAAATATACTATAGCCATATATTAACATATAATAACACAATATGAAAGATACAAGAGTTTTAATAACAGAAAAAGAATATGCCATTTTAAATAAAGCAAAGATATATTTTAATATGTGAAGTAGAAAAAGAGCTTTAAGTAGAGTATTAGAAGAATTTGAGAGGGTACATAATTTATAATAAGTCCAGAGAGGATTTAAAAAAGTCCAAAAAAGATTTGACATTAAGAATAAAAAAGAGTACAATAAGAGTAAGTTACAAAATAGTTAACTAAAAAACTATTAAACAACTTACTTTTTATTATATATGGAACACTGTGACAACATAAGACCATATAACTATTATTTCTTTATATTATATATTATGACAATAAACAAAGAAATTAAAAATACAATAGATGATCTAAAGGTATGAGATACTATACTAGATTATGAAGTTACAGAAATAGATAATTGAGATATATTTACTTTAATGGATAAAAAACATACTTGGCTAGTTAAAGACAGTTGAGAATTGTTTGATATGTTATATGAGAATTTTATTACTAACTAAAAATAATTATGTGAAAATTACAAGATATAGAAAAATCAGTTTTAAGTATTAATGATTTACTATTAGATATAGAAAATGGAGAAATATCCCCTATTGTAGCTTATAAATATCTTAGGAGTTTTGAGTGAACTATTAAAAATGCTTTGAAACTTATTGAGAATCAAACTAGAGATATGGTTGAAGAAAGTCCATTAGAATATAAAGAATTTAGAATATCTATTAGAAAGACTTATGATATAAAATCTAATGCTTATTACAACTCTAAATATGAAGAATTACAAATAGCTGAAAAATTAGATGAAATGAAAAAGATTGAAAAACTAGTAAAAGTTGCAACAGATAACTGAGAAAGCATTATAACAGAAGATTGAGAGATAATAGAACCTGTTGAAGTAAAGAACAGTCAAATACTCAGTTATACGCCTAAGAAAAAATAGATTATTTTAATAATATGTAATTATGAAGATAGATTTAAAAAAACTAGCAGAACCTATGGACTACAAAACAAGGGTTTGACCTTGAGGTAAAGAGTTAGCATATATTGATGCTAGGCAGGCACAAGATAGACTTGATGAAGTGTGTGGTATAGAAAATTGGAAAGTAGAATATGCAGAACATAGATGAGAGCTATTTGCTTGAGTTTCTATAAAACTAGACTGAGAATGGATTACAAAGTGGGATTGAGGTTCTGAAAGCAATATAGAGAAAGAAAAGTGAGCTATATCCGATTCATTTAAAAGAGCTTGTGTTGTATGGGGTTTATGAAGATTCCTATATAATATTAAGCCTAGTAGTACAGGAAAGAAGGTTGCAGATGATAACTTACCTTGGTATAATGACTTTGATAAGCATATAGATAGAATTACAGCACAAATTAAAGAATGAAAGACAGCAAATGAGATAATCACTAAACTAACAGAAAAATATAAAGTAAATAAAGAAGTTAGACAAAGTATAAAAGATATAGAAATTGATAATAAATAATTATGCCTAAATATACTTGAACATCATCTGAAATACTTAAAGAAATAACTGAATACTTTGAAAGACAAGCAGAAGATAAGCAATTAATATGTATTATCTCAGACAAAGAGACTAAAGAAATGATAAAACACACACAAAGAAAAATGTTGAGATGATTATGTAGTGAGATTTCTAAACATATGTGAGAACAGCCTGAAAGGGTAAAGCAAATTTTCCTTATATGATGCTTTTGAGCTAAACCTATGAGTATGGGAAAGTTCCATACAGTTGTACCAAAGAAACCAACTACAAGTGAATTAACAAAGAAAGAAACTATATTCTATATAGAAACCATCTGGAAGTTTATTTGTGATAATAAGATTGCCTGTAAATACAGTCCTAAAGAGATACAAAGTTTACTAGAAAGTTATTCACACTAAAGTCAATTGCAATATCTTGTAATAAAAACAACATTATGTTAGTATATATACATCACTTTATTTATTAATTATTATTTTATGTATAAATCAAGAGCAATAAAAATATTAGAAGCCTTTGAGAGAGCAAAATGTTTAAGTAATAGAGAACTTAATAAAATAGCCTGATGGAGATTTTCAGGTTACTTACACCAATTGAAACAATATTGAATCAAGTTTACTAAGGTAAAAGGAAGTTGATACTTAGAAATATGGAGTATTCAACATATACCAGAGAATCTAAAATGGAAGTGAAGAACAAGTATAAAAGTTATACAAGATAAAAGAAGTTGGTTTGAAAGATTATTTACTAATTAACAAGCAGTTACTTAGATTATTACTTAATAAATAGAAAAGATGAAAACATTAATACCTATAGTATGATTATATTATATGAATATATGGTTTACTACAGAATCATTGAAATATGATATAAATAGTTGAGCTTCAAGAGGAATTGCACTTATTAGCACAATATGAACTTTATATCACATATGATGTTTAATATGATTAATCAAAGTTGTTAATTTTATTATATAAGAATAGATAGTTATGAAATGATTAAGTACTAAAATAATAGAATATATAAAGATTACAAGAAGGCTAGAAGAGTTAAACCATGCAAATCCTTATTGAGCCTATACTTTTTGTTATAGAAAGGATTTAGAAGAATCAATTTTATATTTTACTAAGCTAAAGCAAGTTAAAAAAGAAATAAAAGATTTAGTATGAAGATGGAACTATTTTCTTTTCTTATTCAATAGAACATATTTTTATAAGAAATTTAAAATAAGTTTATTAACTCCTAACACAAATAAATAAATATGGAAAGAGAAATAAAATTTAAATTTTGGAACAATGAAACTAAAACAATGAGTTGTTCTTGGAGTATTTGAGATTTAGAATATGAATGATTCCCTGAAGAATATAATTATGAAAACTGAAAGGTACTACAATTTACAGGTTTAAAAGATAAGAACTGAAAAGAAATATATGAAGGAGATGTGATTGAATTTAATGAAGAAGAATGGGGAAATAATACAACAAATATACATATTGTTGAATGGGATGAAGATGAGGCTCAATTCTCTATGGGATGATGATGCCAAAAGAGTGATTGTGAATTTAGAACAGTTATCTGAAATATCTATGAAAACCCAGAGTTATTAAACAAATAAATATTAATTACTAAAAAAGACTTATGAAAAAAATAATAATAGAAATAGATTTAGAATGAGCTAGTGATAGAGCAATAGAAGAATTATTATGAGATGATGGTAGTATAGAACAACTTGTAAACACTTGATGTTTTATGTTCACAGAAAAAACAGAACACTTTAAAACAGATATAACTACTTATAAAATGCAAAGTGTTAATAGAGGAGCAGAATAATAATTATTAATTAAAAACCTATGCAAGAAATAAAATATACAAGATTTGAATATTTAAGTAACTATTATAAAGATTTATTAATTGCTAGATTACAATTAAATAATGAGAATTGGACAAAAGAAAAAAGAGCCTATTTATACAATTTTGCAAAGGATTATGTAGAAAAAAGACCTATTGACTAATTTATATTAATATTTAAAGAAAAGAATATGAAAACAACTAAAATTTTTTTTGATTGTGAATTTACTTGATTACATCAAAATACAACATTAATTTCTATTTGATTAATTTCGGAATGTTGAAAAACATTTTATGCTGAGTTTACTGATTATAATAAAAATCAAGTTAATGATTGGATAAAAGAGAATGTAATAAATAAACTTATTATTAGTTGAGAATGATGTAATATAAAATCAGATAAAGAAACAACTGTAAAAGGAGATACTGCTTATATACAATATGAACTTCTTGAATGGTTAGGAGATTTTGAATACATTGAAATATGGAGTGATTGTCTAAGTTATGATTGGGTACTATTTAATACCTTATTATCTAATTATTCTGATTGATATCCTCAGCTACCAGAAAATGTGTATTACATTCCTTTTGATATTTGTACTTTATTTAAGATAAAGTGAATTGATGCTGATATATCAAGAGAAGAGTTTGTAAAAGAATGAGAAGAATCATGGTTTTGAGAAGAAGAGAAACATAATTCTTTATTTGATGCAAGGATTATAAAAATGTGCTATGAGAAAATAGAAAAAGAAACTATAGAAACAAATAAACAACTAGACAAGATTTTAGAAATGGTGTCAGTGATTTAGACTCCACACTTAAATTATGACAACTATATTGTCACAAGTGTTGAGAAGTGATTAATACAAAGGATGTAGAATATGACCCAGAGACAGATAAGAGATATTGCTATAAATGTGACTGTACTTTACCTATATAAGAATAACCTATGAAAACACATATAGAAACAGATGATATCTCTGTTATCAATCATATATACCAATATGTTCTTGATGAAGAGACTGTAAACCTAATTGATCAGGTAAGACTACAAGCTGAACATTGATTATCTATATCTGAAGAAGATATTAAAACAATCAAAGCTAAAGGAAAAGAATCTCTTGATTTCCTAGAAGAACAAGATGCCCTAGAATTAGCACAACCTCTAGTGCCTTTTGTAAAGTCTAGTGGTAATATTAGTTACGCATAAAAACTTGATTTATTTTTTAATTTATGTATAATGCTTAAGATAACAAACCTATTAAAAGAAATAATAGAAAACCTACAACAAATAGTAAAAAGTAATGCTGAAATATCTAACCAACAATTAGAAATGATAGACAAACTTGATACTATTAGAATGAATACATACAACACTTCTAAGAATACTTTTACTTTACTTGATAAGAAAGATAAGTTTTAATTATGATACTTAATACAGATTATATTATTGCTATTAAACAAGAAGTAGAGCATATAGGTTTATCATATTGAATACCTGTATGAGAAAGTATTTATTATTATATATTCACTACTTCTACAAAATTCTCTATAAGTATCACACAGTTAGAAGATATTACTTTTATATGAAAAGAAAAAGAGTTTTACACAAAGTACTTAAAAGGTTTAATAGAAAAACATAAAGAAGAATAGACCTAAATAAGTCTTAAAACTATTTTAATATACTATTATCTACCTTATATGGTAGATTCTAATACATAATGGTGTTTATCTCCTTTTCATCTTATGTATTAGAATTTATTATATAAAAAGGATACTATGCCAACACCTAAACCACATTCTTCAGATGATTTTAAAGATAACTATGTTATGGAAACCATTAAAACTAATGAACCTGAAGCAAAGAATATAAGCTCACAAACTAAATCTAACTGAGATATGACATTCATATATAAGGTTTGAAGAAAAAAATATACTATTCCTCTTACTAACTTAGAATATGAAAAATACATAGCAGATAAAAAGAAAGATTATGTTGAGCCTATAAAGCAATACCATGAAGAATTAGAAGAAGCTACTAAACCTATTAGAGAAAAACATGAAGATATGTTAAAAGAATACCAAGAAATGCTTAGTAAAGAAACAGAGCAATTTGTAGTATGAAAGATTAATAATTATTTTAAGAAATAAATTATGCCTAGATGAAAAACAACATCTTCTGAAGATAAAGCTAAAGTAATAGAAGCCAAACTAAATAACCCTGATTTATCAACTAGAGATATAGAAAAACAAACATGAGTAGAACATACTACAACAAGTAGAATACTGAAGAATGATATGCAACAAATTGCAACACAAAGTGAAACTATCACAAAACTCATAGATGATAATAATAAAATTCTTAATATAACTTGAATAAAACTATTAGAGAAGTTAGCAGATGAAGAATGAAAGATTAGATTAGATGAATTAACCAAAGCAAGAGATTTAGCATTTAGACAAAATGAATTAACTAAAGCTATGGAAAACCCAGATAAAGAAGTGAAAGTTACTTTTGAATTATAAAGTATAACAAGTTATGATTTATCTATAAGATATAGAGTAGATTTTTTGAAAATTATCTACTTTTTATTTTAGAATAGCTTAAATTGAAGTATATAAAAAGTCTTGAATGTAAAACAATTATGTTTTGACATCAAGACAAAAAGGTATAAAATAAAGGTAAGCGACTAAACTTACCTCTTGAAGATACTATATGCAGAATTATTTAAATGACAAATTTAATTTAATAAATCTAAAATATAAGTTTATGAAAGTAAACGTAGAGTTAGATACAGAGAAGATAGCTAATGATATATGAGTATTAAAATATTGATACTTAAGTTTAATAAAAGATACTCTTGATTCACAAAATAGAATTACACTAGATAGAATAAATATATCAGATAGTAACAAAAGAAGTTTAGAGGCATTTTTAAAAAGAAAGTGATTTATTGGGAAATTCAAACTTAAGTGAGATAGTAAGAAAATATTATATTTCAATCCATTATATGCACACTCTTGAAAAACAATTTCTAAAGAGTTATATAATGCTTTTGATGATATTAATAATAAAGTTTACTAACATGAATGTAACAATAGATTTAAAATTTTTAAGAGATTGGCAAAAAGAATTTATAAAAAACTCAAAGCAGTATAATGTTTTAGTTGTTCATCGTAGAGCCTGAAAAACAACTGTAGCAATAGCTAAATTACTATATGAAGCTTTAAACACAAAAGGGTATTATTGATATATAAGCCCTTTTTATCGTCAATCAAAAGCGATAGCTTGGGATATATTAAAGAAGTTTGCTAAAGCTATACCAGATACAAAGACTAATGAGAGTGAATTAATAGTTGAATTACTTAATTGAAGTAAGATAAGACTATTTGGTGCAGATAATCCTGATAGTTTAAGGTGATTAGATTTAAGATGAGTTGTATTTGATGAGTATTCACAACAACCTGCTAATATATACTGAGAGATTGTATTTCCTATGATACTTGCTAATAATGGTTGGGTATTATGGATATGAACACCAAAATGAAAGAATAACTTTTACAAGATATATGCTAATTGAAAGAAAGACCCTAAATATTATACACTTTTATTAAAAGCTTCCGAGAGTTGATTATTAACTAATGAACAACTAAATGAAGCAAAAAATGAAATGACAGATGAAGAATATGAACAGGAATACCAATGTAGTTTTGAAGCAGCAATTAAATGAGCATATTATACTAAAGAGATAAATAGAGCTAGAGATGAAAAGAGAATAAAAGCTTGATTATATGACCCTTTGCTTCCTGTATATACAGTATGGGATTTGGGGATAAGTGATTATATGGCAATTATATTTGTACAAATACATTGAAATACAGTAAGAATAATAGATTGCATCCAACATAATTGAGAGTGATTTGAATTTTATGCTAGATTAATCAGAGAAAAAGAAGCAGAGAAGTGATATACAGTAGATAAATTCTTTTTTCCACATGATATAGAAGTTAGAGAACTAACTACATGAGCTTCTAGATTAGAAACAGTTAGAGATATATTTGGAACAAGTAGAGTTTATGTATTGCCAAAGTTATGAATAATGGATTGAATTAATGCAGCTCGTAAGATATTCCATAATGTATGGTTTGATGAAGATAGAACAGAAGAGTTAATTGAAGCTCTAAGTTTATATAAACAAAAGTATGATGAGAAAAGAGATATATTTTTAAATACTCCAGAACATGACTGGACATCTCATTTAGCAGATGCTTTTAGATATATGGCAATAGCTTATAATGATTTAACTCGAGTTGAACGATATGAAGAACCATTAGTTATTGACTTTTCACAACAAATATAAAAACTTGCATTTTATTTTAAAACATATATAGTACATTTAAAGCACTTAAAATTCTAACTTCCTAATATGCCTAAATCAAGATTTCCTATTGATGAATCAGCAATAATAACTCAAGTACAACAAGAGAAACAACTGTGAGTTAACTTTGTAGACCAAAAGAGACAATTATTTTTAGAAAGATTAAAACTATATACTAATATAGCTGAAGATTGAGGTAAAGCAGATAAAGTATATGTAAGGACTATTCGCTCTACTATGTTAACTTTAATGAGTCTTTATTATTCAGATGCAATAACTGTTAATTTCTCTTGAAGACAACTGTGAGATGATGAGATAGCAGATAATTATAATAATCTAGCTTTATTCGACTATGAAGAAATGGATTTAGAAAAACTAACCTATGATGTTCAATGGAATAGGTTATTTTATGGTGTATGATTAAGAATCTTTGATTATCGGGATACAGTTAGAGATGTTCCTGTTTATAGAAGTATAGACCCAATATCTTGGATTCCAGACCCTTTATGATATATAGATAATTATAGATTTCATGGTTTTGAATTAGAAATAAATGATTGAGATTTAACTACAGATGTATATTTTAATGTAGATAAAGTTAAACCTAGTGTTTCAGATAGAGAACAAAGAAGAAGAAACCAAATACAACAATCAAGACAAGTAAATTGATGAACACCACAAACAAATGAACAACCTATTTATTGAATATATAATCATTATACAACAATAAAAGGTAAAAAATATTTAGTGACATTAGCTAATGATGACAGCTTATTAATAAGATTTGAAGAAATTAAACCAGTTTATGAAGAAGAAAAGAAAAACCCTAATCTGATTAAATTTCCTGTTATAGTCAATCATTATGAACCTTTTAAATGAGACCCATTTGGTATAAGTGTTCCAGACTTATTAGAAGATAAACAAAGAATAGAACAATTATTCTTAAATCTAAATAGAATTAAAGCAGAACATGAAGCTTGGTGAGATACATTCTTAGTAGATACAGATGCAATTAAAAATCTAAATGACTTAAGACAACATACTCAATGACCAAAATATGTTAGAGCTGATTTAAGAAAGAATCCTAATCCTATCAGAGAAGTAGAGAGAGGAAGAATCAAGCAAGATGCATTTAATATGGCACAAGTTATTAGACAACAAGGTTCTAATGATATGTGATTAGATGAGAGAGCAGTATGATGAACACCAGATAAGAGTATAACAGCTACAGAGAATCAAAGAATCCAAAGAAATCAAAATGTTAAGTTAGTTCTTAATAATAAGATTAATCAATGGTGAGAAAAAGATTTTTGGAGAAACTGGTTAAGAGCTTATTATGAATTTTTCCCTTTCAAATGAGAAAAAAATATAATGCTTCAAAATTCTTTTGGTAATGTTATACAATCAGTTAAGAGAAAAGATATAGATACTTGAGCTAATATTGATATTAAAGTTATCAATAAAAGTGATGAGGAATCTATGAAAGAGCAAGAAAAAGCTTGATTGTTAGTAATAGCTGATTTAGTTCTTCAAGATCCTAAGAGTCCAGAAATAAGTAAAACATTTGCTAAAAGAAGTATTGCAAGAGCTAATTGAATAGATAAAGATAAAATCTCAGTATTATTTCCTGCTTCTATAGAAGAAATGAAAGCTAAGTTAGATTTAGAACTTCTTAATAGAAATATGGATGTTTGAGAAATAGAACAACTTGAAGAGGACCACATGAGTTATATTGTTATCTATTGAAAAGCAATGGATACAGATGCAAGAGATAGTGCTATAAGAGATAGAATGGATGCAATGATATTAAGTTGACAAAATATACAACAAGCACAGCCAGAACAATGAGGATGAGTATTATGAGCAACTGCTGCACAAGTTACAAATGCTCAAATAATGCAGTGATGAGAACAATGAGCTGCTAGTCTAGCAGATATTGCTACACAATAATTAAAAAACTATGTGAAAGAAAAAACAAACAGAATTAACACCAGAACAATTAGTGATAGCTAAAATGCAATCACTAATGGCTTCTGATTGATGGGCATATTTAATTGATGAACTAAAGAAAGACAAAGAAATATGTATTAGAAGTTTAGTATATGATTATAGAGGAATAGATGTTGAAAAGAAATTTAGTGATGCAGACATATTAAGAAATAAGATAGAGTTAATAGATGATATAGTAGTTATGCCAACTAAGATTATAAATGAATATGAACCAACAATAAAGATTGATTCTCCAACTATTTAAGGAGAATGTAGTTCACAAATGACGATTTGTTGATTGCTACTCTTTGAATACCTAGCAGAAACAACTGCACAATAAATTATTATATAACTTCTTATTATGACAGAAGAAATTAAAAGCCAAGATGCAGGCATAAATGCAGACACAGTAGATGAAGAAACTATTGAAACTGAAGTAGAGGAAACTCAAACTGAAGAATCAAAAGACACTAAGGCTACTACAAAAGGTAAATCTAATGTACCTAAAATATTAGCTGAAAAGAATAAGTGGAAAGCTGAAGCTGAAAAGTGGAAAGCTGAAGCTGAGAGTAAAGAATTCTCAGAAGAGAAAGCACAAGCATTAATACAGCAAGCAATAGCTGAAAGTAAAATGAATGACTTGAAAGCAAATGAAAGAAATAATTTCCTTGAAACTTATTGAGAAGAAAATCTTGAGGCTGTTGAATCTACTTTAGAACAACATCCAAGCTTAACTTATGAACAAGCAGCTACTATAGCAGGAATAGGATTTACACAACCTAGCAATCCTAATAAATATAGTGTTGCATGAAATACTCCTTCTTCAATTAGAAAACCAAAAACTGTTGCTGATATTTCTGATGATGATTTAAAAGCAAAACTTGTTGCTGAGTTTCAAGATGCAGGATTTAATAATGCAAGATAATTGTTAGGGTAGCTATATATTAATTTCTAAATATTATACAATGGCTACTACTACAACCTGAAATATAATGACTTCTGGTGCTTTAGGAGAATTTATCCAAAGAGAAGCTATCAGAAACTTTGAAAGAGCATTATTTTTCAAACAAACTTGAATGGTAAAACAATTACCATTTGGAATGAATAAATATACTTTCCCAACTGTTGACAATAAAGATGGTGCAGCAATTCAATTAACTGAATGAGTAACTCCAACTGAAACTGCATTCTCTTTAACAAATGTTGAAGTAACATTAAACCAATATGGTTCTTTTGCACTTTTATCTGATGTTGTACTAACTGATGCTCCTGTTGATGCTGTACAAGAAGCAGCATTTGAATTATGAAGAGATTTAGCTAATAAAGCTGATCAAGTAATCCAAGCTGCAATAGATGCAGGTACAAATGTTATCTATGGATGAGATGCTACATCAAGAGTAACTGTTGATGCTACTGATACATTAACTGCTGCTAAATTAGCAGAAGCTGTATCTAAATTAAAAAGTAATGATGCTCCTTTCTTTGATGGAGAAGCATATGTTGCTATAATGCATCCAGATGTTGCTTATGATTTACAACAAGAATCTGGTATAGGTACATTTATTGATTTAAATAAATATACTGATTCACAAGTAAGAAAACCACTTAAATGAGAAATGGGTATGTTATTTGGTGCAAGAGTTGTTGCATCTTCTAATGTTCAATTCTTTGCTGATGGTGGTGCTGGTGGTACTGTTGATGTTTACCCAACTTATGTTGTAGGTAGAGATGCTTATGCTACTGTTATGTCTGGATGAATGGAAACATTTATCAATGGACTAGGTAGTGCAGGTACAGCAGATCCATTACACCAAAGGTTATCTGTTTGAGGTAAAGTAAGACTTGCTTCAGCAATAACTAAAGAGGAAGCTCTATATAGAGTTGAATCTGCTTCAAGCTTAGGTGCTAATACTTAATACTAAGAGAGATTTAAACCTCTCTCTTTTTGCTATATTTTTCACAATGTGGAAGATAAAGTAAAGAGTTTATTTACTAATATACCAACAAATGGATGTTAATTCAGTTATAGAACTATCTAGAGATATTACTCATACAGATGATATACAAATAACAGATACAAAAGCGTTAAGATATCTGAATATAGTATATCATACTATTGCTAATAGGATTATAGAGGATATAAATGAAGACTATTTTTGGGATGTCTTTACAACAGATACTATATTAAATCAAAATGAATATACTTTTAATGAAGCTACAGCAACTACAAACTGAATGAATAAGATTCAAAGAGTTGAAGTAAAATGGAAGTCTACAGATGAATTTAGTACATTAATAGAAGCAGATACATTAGCAAGCTATAAAACATCTGAATGAAGAATTAATAATAAGCTAAGTACAGATGAATGATTTTTTGATATAAAAGATTGAAGTATATTTATATACCCAGCTCCTACTGAAGCTGTTGAAGCATGAATGAGAGTACAATCCACAATAACTTTACAAGATTTAGTTCTTTGAGGTGCCGAATCAACTATCTTCCCAAGAAATAGTGATTTAAGAGGATATCATCAAATTCTATCAGTATGAATGAAGCAGTATATATATAGTCAGCAAGGATTAACAAATGAGAAAAATGATTCTATTAATGAATTCAATCAAAAATTAACTCAAATGATTAGTAATATCAAAGACAGGTATAATAATCCTGTTGAAGCAATACTACCAAATGCAATAAATCTTAAAACTTAGATATGCCAATACAAAAATTCCAATGATTTTTTAAATGAATAGCTCAAGATGATTATCAAACAAAATCCAATCAGGTTTTGTATAGTTCTTGATTAGATTTAAATAAAGAGACTTATTCAGTTGAGCTAGATGCATGATATACTTCTTTAGTTACTACTTGAGATAAGAATATTCTATGTTGGTTTTATGTAGAAGACACTTGATGAAATAGAACAGCAGTTTGAGCTTGAGATAGTTGAGTAGTTTATAAATCAGATTGAACAGATGATACTCCAGATTTTACGTTTTCAGATTGAAGAGCTGTAGTAAATGCAACTAATATGTGATGATTTGTTTATTTTATTAGGCCATCTTGAACATGACAAATCAGAGTTGGTAAAATGGATCAAACAAATACATCTATATCAAGTGTAACAGAAACTATTACACCATCAGCTTGAACATTTCCAGATTGAACTTTAAGAAGTAAATATCCTGTTTATAACTTTAATGACCAAGTATTAATTATCTGAGTTTGAGGAAAGCTTATTACATTAGATATCAATGATGCTGTAACCACTTATGATTTATTTGCAGATTCTATAGTGTGAATAGAAAAAATAGGAAGTCAGTTTAAAGTATACTCTAGTGATTGAACAGTAGCATTTTGGACATTTGAAGCTTGATGAGTTAATGAATCCTATAAAATAGATGATTTTATAAGATGAAGTAAGAATAAATGACAAACTGACTTTATGGTATCTTGATTTAATTCAACTCAAACTAATTTACATATAACTTCTGGATATTCAGCTCCTATTATATGATTTCAATATGATTCTCCTAGATTAACCATTCCTAAATTTAAAACTAGAATGGATAGACCAACTCAATTATGAAGAATATGAGATAACATCTATTTTATTAATGAAAATGGAACTTATGATGCGTTATGGAGTTTCTGAAACAAAGTTAGATGACTCTGAGATGCATTTCAAGAAGTTTTCCCTATTAACCCTATCTCATCTAGTATAATAACAAGCCTATATGGCTTTCAATGACCTTGATTAGATACATTATTTATATGAGTAGCTATAGATTGAATTGAACAAATAGTAAAATATGAAATTTGAGGGACAAAACAAACTTCTTGATATATGATACTACCAATAGTAGATTGATGAGATAGATTAATTAAAAAGAAATTAAAAAGAATCTATATTACTACTAGTTGAACAGATGAGAATAATACTGTTAAATTAAGTGCTAGTTATGATCAATGAGCTTATGAGGATATAAGAACAATAGACCAAGAATGAGATTCACTAAGAACAATAATCTCTGAACACACTAAAGAATGGACAGATGTAAATTTTAGAATAGATTTTACAAGAGTAAGTTGAAATCCAAAATTCCATTGATTAAAAATAGTTTATGAAATAATTAAAGACTAATGGCAACAGAAAAAGAATTTAAACCAGATTTCTTACCAGATGAAAACTTTGAATCAGACATTCCTTGATTATGACCTGAGAAGTTAGATTGAAATGTAAGTGTAAGATGAGCTAGTGCTTGATGATGAGTGAAAGCATTAAACTTTTCAAGAGCTGCAAGTGTATGAACTTGATTACAACAGTTTACTTGATTTGGATTTACTCCATCTAGTTATAGTATTACTGCATGGCGTCAATGATTGTCACTTGATATAACATGAAGTATATGATTATATGATTGAACTACTGAAAGAACATTTCAGATGGCAGATTGAGAAAGTAATTCATTCTCATGAGGAGTATTAAGAGTTTTTCATGTTAACCAACCATGATGATGAGAAACAGAAGCAAATCATAATACTTTTATAAGTGACTGAATAGAATTAAATTTTACTGATAGTACAGCAGATGTGTTCCTAATGATAACAGCATATAAATAAACTTGTCTTTATAGATAAAATGATTATATTAATATAAATAACTAAAGATTATGGCTAACTGAGATAACATAACAACAGGAGCTTGAGCAACAGAAGCAGAAGAAATTAAAACAAAGATAGATGAAACAGCAATTACTCCAGAGGTAACTACTCCTGAAACATCTGTAGAAGCACAAGAAGCTACAGTTCCTTTAGAGCCTATTCAAGAATGAGTAGTGACCACAGAAGCTCCAACTACTCCAGAAGTAGCAGTAGCTGAGGAAGAAGTTACACCAACTATAGAAGAACCTGTTGATATTAGAGCAGTAAATGAAGAAAGAAGAAAAAGAGAAGAAGAAATTAAAAGAGTGCAAGCATTAAGAGAAGAATGAGTTGCTGAACCTGATATTATCACAAGAATTGAAGAGGAAAGAAAAGCACCTGTAATAGCTGAGAAAGTAGAAACTGCTGAAGATATCAAAACAAAACAACTTGCTATTAAAGAAACTGAAACAGCTCAACAAGAAGAAGCTAATAGAAAAGCTTTAACATCATTTACACAAGCTATAGATTCTGGAAATTTAGATTTAGCTAAAGAATTAAGTACAAATAACCCATCTTTAAGAGGGGATTTTACAAGTATAGTTAAATCAAGATTCAAACAAAAATCAGATGCAGAGTTCTTTAAGAAATATAACTGAGCTACAAATGATGAGATGAGAGCTGCAGCAGAAAGCTGAGCTTTAGTTATATGAAGTGAACAATATAATTCTTTACCAGAAGCTCAAAGAAGAAGATTTGAACAGTTTAATAAACTAAATATTACTAAAAAGACAGACTTTACAA